AGCATAAATATTCATTACTGACATTCCTATATAATGTTAGAGTGTATGCGGTCTGAACACCGGCGATACACACCTATTTATATAAAAGGACTCATAAATGAAGAAGTTAGTATTACTGCTGTTGTTGCCAATTACAACACTTGCGAATCCGTTAGATGACAAATGTCCACAATTTGCACCTTATGGGGCACCAATTGGCAAAACAAACACAGAATACTTATGTCGTACCAATTATGCAATCCAACACAACAACGAAACTAAGACCGCTTACTTTGTTTTAGAGCATGTAACAGTAGAGTCAATGACAGGTCCAGCTAAACGCAAAGATGACTTCAGGCCTGATGGTCAAGTGCCTAAACAATTTCAAGCTACGCTAGCAGACTACGCAACAGAAGGTAAAACTTACGACCGTGGGCATATGTCACCCGCAGGTGATAATACTCAGAATGAAAAGATTATGTCTGAATCATTCTTATTGTCTAATATGGTTCCACAAATCGCCAATAACAACCGCGGTATTTGGAAACAATTAGAAACTAAGGTAAGAACATACGTATCAACTACAAATGATTTGTACGTGGCTTCTGGTCCAATCTATGATGCCGGATATAAAACTATTGGTCCTAACAAAGTTGGTGTACCAACCAGATTATACAAAATAGTAATTGACACAAAGAATAACAAGGCATCAGCTTATATTTTTCCAAATACTGCCCTACCTGTAGCAGATATGGAGAAATTTAAAGTAACCATTGTTGATGTTGAGAAAGCCACAGGTATCAATTTTAACCCCAAACTACCAGCAAATTCGGGAGTTGAAACCAAAAAGGATTGGTAATATCACTTGACAGAATTGGTATAATTGTTATATAATAGCAGTATAGTAAAAAACAGCGTAAACCTTAAAGTAATAAAAATAAATTTATGCAATATATTATCTATCAAATTACTAACCAACTCAATGGTAAAATTTATATTGGTGCTCACGCTACTAAAAATATAAATGATGACCATTTAAGAGAATTTATAGAAATCTGTAAAGGAATTGTTGTATAAACTGTAAAGTAAGGAATTTCGGACGGGGCCTGCGACAAGCCCCCATCTCCACCAAAAGCATATTGTCACTAAGGTCCCGTAAGGATTATGTCTTTAGCGAGATAGTGTGCTTCTGATGGGGATGAAATAGATTCGACGGAGTTAGATAGGATAACAGCCAACACATCATGTGGATGTAAAACGCAAAACCAAAGTAAACGCAAACGATAGCGAATACAGAATGGCAGCCTAAACACTGACCGGAGTTTCGGTGGATTTCTTGGCAACAGAATAATCCACCATTTTATTATTAAATAGGAGTAAAAATGAAGTATTCAATTTTATTAGCAGCTTTACTGTCATCTTTAGGTGTTAATGCAGCCGAACAATCAACACAATATGCACATATACAATACACATTTCGTGATACTGTAGGTGACAATAGCGGTGACCCAAATCGTCAAGGTGCAAACTTCACGTTCGGTAAAACCGTGAAACCCGGTATCACATTAGATGCCGGTAGTCAATTCCGTACAGAACGTTTGAATAATAATCAAGGTCAAAATACCAATCGTTTGGAAGTGGGCGCCACAGGAACATATGGTGTTTTAAATAATGTAGAGTTATATACTCGGGGTGCTATGGGCCAAAAGTTTACACAAGATGAAGACCATGCATATTATAGTATTGAATCTGGTGCCAAAATGAGTTTAACTCCTGTATGGGCAGTTAAAGCTGGGTATCGATATCGTGATAGTTTTGATAATTCATATTCAGATAGGACGAATACAATTCGTTTAGGAACTGAATATGCTTTAGATAAAACATCATCACTCACTTTGGGTGTAGATAGAGCTTACGGAGACAGTGATTTCGTAGGTGTCAATGCCGGTTATCAAATCAAGTTCTAAGGAACTAGGGAGACTTCGGTCTCCCACCTCTTCCCAATAAAACAAGGAATAAAAAATGAAAAACACACTAATACTGTGGGTGTCATTGATTACGCTCGTGTTTTCCAACCTATCATTTGCTGACAATCAAGTAATGTGTCTAGCAAAAAACATATATTATGAAGCAGGTGCGGAATCTTTTGATGGTAAATTAGCGGTAGCTCAAGTGACTATCAATCGTACAAAGTATGATGGTTATCCAAGTACTGTTTGTGGTGTAGTTAAACAGAAACGTAACGGAACCTGTCAATTCTCATGGTTCTGTCAAGAACCTAAACCAATCAATAAGAAATCCAAAAACTGGAAAGATTCATTACACGTAGCTAATTTGTTCTTGACATATAAAATGTCTTATGATAAACTGAGTGAAGATGTAATATTTTTTCATACTGTTTCTTCTCCTTTTACTTGGGTGAAACGGTATCAAAAGCACACAACTGTGGGCAATCATATATTTTATAAACCAAAGAAGAAGATTAACACATAATGCCAACCAAGGAAGAAATTAAGAACTTTTCACTATTGATAGAGAGTATGGCCAGGACATTACAATGTACTCATATAGATGCTATCGTAGACCATTGTAAACAAACTGGATTTGAGATTGAAGTGGCCTCAACCCTAATCTCTCCTAGACTGAAAGGTCTAATTCGTGATGAAGCACACAATATGAATATGTTGAAGAAAGAGGGGGCTTCACTCCCCCTTTAATTTGCATTTATCCAAATGCCATTGTTTGAGTTTACTTATATTATAGAAGTTATTACAATATGGACATTCATATTTGCCGATATAAATAGGTGTAGGTCGCGAGGTTGCACCCTCCACCCACTCTAACATTGCAAAGGAATGCCAGCATGGTTATATATTCAATATATAAAGCTACAAATAAAACCAATGGAAAAATTTATATTGGTTTCGATTCAAATTGGCCATCCAGAATACACAGACACAAACATATTTTCAAATATTCAAATAATAGAAAATTCTATAATGCCATAAAAAAACATGGTTGGGATAATTTTATTTGGGATGTAGTATATCAATCATTAGATGGTAAACATTGTTTAAATAAAATGGAATCATATTTTATTAATGAATATGATTCGTATAATAATGGATATAATTCAACTCTTGGTGGAGATGGTACATTAGGTTATACTCAACCAAAATCTAAAGAACACAAAGAAAAAATTAGTAAGGCTTTATTTGGCAAACCAAAATCTAAAGAACATATTGAAAATTTTAGGAAATCAAGATGTAGGAAATATAAAATGATTGGGCCGAATTCAGATATTATTGAAATTGAAAATATGGCTGAATTTTGTAGGGTCAATAATCTAAACCAATCTCATATGAATGCTGTTTGTCGTGGAGATTATGGATATTTATCACATAAAGGATATAAAAAATATAATGAATGATAGTGTTAATGGTGGATACGCAACTTTTTCTTTATTCCACACCATCCATTTACATTTTAATACTAAGTCATATGACTACCACCGATACCATGGAAAATGTAACATCAGTAAGGAAGCTTTCTTAAACCGTAGGGACAAGTATGTATTTTACGCTTTGAGTCGTAAATATAACCTTACTGACGTTAAAGACTTCTTTGTGAGCAATTTGTTTGAGAAACCTAAGTGTTGGATTGGTGACTTGAACACACAAGAAGGTGATGATGTCTATAAAAAATATCAAAAGAAAATACAGAGCTTGACATATGTGTTTTCTAATGATATAATTAACCTCTTTGATAAAGTAGAAAAGCCGAATGATATTATTATGGTCAAAGGTGGGCAAGAACCTATTTTATTAAAAGAATTATATTATGGGAACATAGCTGCGGAAACACTCATTATTTTGAATCATTATTTGAAGTTCACAGACATGTGGAATGAAAAGATACAAGATGATGTGGTGTATCCGGAGTTTATGTTCAAGTTGAAGAAGTATGAACCATTTGTATCTTATGATATAGATAAGTTCAAAACAATCCTTGTTGATAAAATTAAGGAGTATAAATAATGATGCAGTATAAATCAATTAACGTAGATAACAGTAGAGAGGTAGATTAACATGAGTAGTTTCGCAAATTTAAAACGTAGTGCCGGTAATATTGACAAATTAACTAAAGCATTAGAACAAATCAACACCAATTCAGGTGACAGCTCAGACGATAACTTTTGGAAACCCGAGGTTGACAAAGCAGGTAACGGTTACGCAGTAATTCGTTTCTTACCAGCTCCAGCAACAGACGGTGACGAGGGTTTACCATGGGCTAAAGTGTACACACATGGCTTCCAAGGCCCAGGTGGTTGGTACATCGAGAATTCACTCACAACACTCAATGAAAAAGACCCAGTATCAGAATACAACTCTGAATTGTGGAACTCTGGCATTGAAGCGAACAAAGAAATTGCACGTAAACAAAAACGCCGTTTAACGTATATTTCTAATGTATTGATTATCGAAGACCCAAAACATCCAGAAAACAACGGTACAGTTAAGTTGTTCAAGTACGGTAAGAAAATCTTTGATAAGATTACAGAAGCAATGAATCCGGCCTTTGAGGACGAGAAACCAATCAACCCATTTGACTTGTGGTCTGGTGCTAGTTTCAAATTAAAAATTCGTAAAGTTGAGGGTTACCAAAACTACGATAAATCTGAGTTTGAAGGTGCATCGGCTCTATATGATGGCGATGATGAAAAACTTGAGAAGTTATGGCAATCTGAGCATTCTCTAAAAGAATTCTTGGCACCTAAACACTTCAAATCATATGATGAATTGAAAGTTCGTTTACACCGTGTTCTAGCAACTAATCCTGTGTCGGCTACTGCCCCACAAGTTGCACCAACCGTGAAACAAACAACCATTGAGTCGGTCAAAGTTACACCTGCTACAAGTACATCAGTAGATATTGATAAACCTTGGGCAGATGACGATGACGAAA